GGCCCAGGCGCAGGTTCACAACGAGGTGCGCCACGACGTTGCCAAGGCCGACGCCAAATCCGTCACCACGACTTTGATGCGTGACCTGGTCAAACCCTATGTGGATCTGAATTATGGGGTGCAAAAGCAATATCCCAAGCTCAAGATCATCATTGAGGAAGCCGAAGACGTCGACATGATCATGCGCCACACCGCCGAGATGGTGGACCGGGGCATGAAAATCAAACAGTCTGAGGTGCGCAGCAAGCTCGGCTATTCGCAGCCAGATAGCGACGACGAGGTCCTGGTGTCCTCAACAGCCCAACCCGCCGCAAAGCCAGACCCTACGCCTCCCGCCAAAGAGGCCGTGGCGAAGAACCGTACAGCCGAACCCAGCGCCGACCCTTACGCCGCCCTGGACGAACTGGAAGGTGAGTTGGCGGGGGATTGGGAAGAGGTCATGACCCCGATTATTTCCCCGGTCCTGGAAGTGCTGGAAACGGCGACGTCCTACGAGGAAGCTCTTGCTACCCTAGCAGAGGCTTTCCCAAAAATGGACACAAAGCTCCTTGTTCAAAGCCTGGTTAAATCGGCTGTAAACGCCCGCGCCCTGGGCGATAGTTCTGATGGCTGAGTATTCAGACAAGCCGGGGTATGCTTTCAACCCAGGACCACCGCCTGAGGTTTCGGATTTCTTTCGCAACAAGAGCCTGCGGCCTAGCTTTAGTTGGCAAGATATTGAGCCAGAAGAACACGCGGTCAGCTTCACCGTCGCCAAGGCTATGCAGGTCGATGTGCTTCAAACCATCCGCGACGAGCTGCAAAAGGCGATTGATGACGGCGTCCCATTTGAACAGTTTCAAAAGAGCCTGGAGCCACGACTACGCCGGATGGGCTGGTGGGGCATCAAGGAACAGATCGACCCGCTGACTGGCGATGTAAACAAGGTGCGCCTCGGCTCCCCCCGCCGCCTGAAGACGATCTATCGCGCCAACATGCGCTCAGCCCGTGCCGCTGGCCAGTGGGACCGCATCCAACGCAGCAAGCGCGCCCTGCCCTATCTCGTTTACCTGATCGGCCCCAGCCAACGCCACCGCCCGACCCATGAGGCTAAGAACGGCCTGGTGCTGCCCGTGGATGATCCGTTCTGGCAAACTTGGTATCCGCCCAATGGTTGGGGCTGCAAATGCCACGTGCGCCAGATCACCCGGCGCGAGGCTGAGGAGATCGGCATCGGCGAAAGCCCGGAAACGCCGATGCGCGAGGTCTTCAATTCCAGAACCGGCGAAATCAAGTCCATTCCTTCCGGCATTGATCCCGGCTGGGAAAGCAATCCCGGCGCTTTCAGGCAACGCCGCATGGCAGAGTTTTTGCAAGGCAAGCTCGATGAGGCAGATCCGGCCATCGCCCATGCAGCGGCACGAGACATGGCGACAAGCTGGCGGGTTCGGCGCATCCATGACGGCACCGCGCAAGGAACCGCACCTGTCGCCATCCTGCCAAAAGCGCTTGCGGAAAAGATCGGGGCAAAAACCCGCGTTGTGAGCTTCTCAGACTACACCGCCACCAAAGGCCGCGCTAAACACCCAGAAGCTGAGATTGAACGCTTTGCAGATCTGGAGCGGGTTCTGGGGCGCGGCACCATTGTTCAACGGGACAACCCCAAAAGCCTGTCCGTCCTGGAAGAGATCGACGGCGAGTATTGGCTGGCAGCGTTCAAGGCGACCCAGGACGGCAGCGAAATCTACCTCAGCACTTTTTACCGGCCTACCCGGCGATATGCTGAGCGCCTTCTAAAGCGAGTTGGAAAGTGAGTGGATCTGCGCTTGCAAGGTCGCAACCCCTTGTCGATCCCAAACCGAGGGTTTGGTCCGGTCGAGCGAATGGCTCAAGCGCAGGACCAAAATAGGCTGTTGGGGGCGAATTTTCAACCCGGCCACCAGATTTGATGCAATCGCCTGCCAGCCGCCCGGCTAGGATCAAATTTAAAGGGTACTTAAACGGGGTACAAACGCCCTTGAGCAATTTTCCGGGCCACGATAGCGTCTAGAACGTAGAGGCGCTGTATGGGCCTTATTTCGGCCTCCCCCAAAATCCCAAAATCACCCGAGCCACTGCCCCCGACATTTGACAGGGATGAGTAAGGCCGCGCCCTGCCGCAATGTCGGCCCATGACACAGACCAACTCAATCCAAACCCTGGCCTTGGCCATGAACAGCGTCGGCAACGAAGCGCCCGACTGGATCCAGCTCACACCGGCTGGCCCAACCCTTGAAGGCCGCGACGGTCGCACCTGGAAAATGGACGACCCGGAAGCCGTGGTCGCTGCGTTCAAAACCCACGGCCAAGACCTGCCCGTCGATTTTGAACACGCCACCCATGAAAAAGGCGCCAAAGGCGAACCCGCTCCTGCGGTGGGTTGGGTGACTGAGCTGGAAGCCCGCAACAATGCCCTCTGGGGCAAAGTTGACTGGCTGGATGCAGGTAGAGAGGCCGTTGCCTCTCGCGCCTATCGTTATGCCAGCCCGGTTTTCAATTTTGCGCGCGCAACCAAAGCCGTCAGCAAAGTCTTGTCTGTGGGCCTCACCAATCAACCGAATTTTCAACTCACCGCCCTCAATCGCGAAGGCGCACAGGAGGACTGCACCATGAATAAAGACGCCCTTGAGGCGTTGGGCTTGAAAGAAGGCGCATCAGACGGCGACGTTCTGACCGCGATCAACAAGCTCAAGTCGGACGAAGCCACGGCGCGCAATCGCGCCGAGACGCCCGACACCTCAAAATTCGTGCCCAAGGCCGATTACGAACTGGCCATGAACCGCATTCGCACCTTTGAGGGCGAGGCGGAAAAGCGCGCGGATGCAGAAATCACCGCCGCTGTGGATGCCGCCGTGGAAGCGGGCAAGATTGCCCCGTCCAGCCGCGACTATCACACCGCTGCCTGCCGCTCTGAAGGCGGTCTCGCAAACTTCCAGGCGATGGTTGAGGCCAGCCCCGTGATCGCTGCCAAAACCGATCTGGACGACAAAGACCCCGGCAAGGGTGCAACCGCGCTTTCAAGCGAAGAGATCGCCGCGTGTCGTGCCCTTGGCATGACCGAAGCCGAATTCGCCAAAGCCAAGGCAGAGGAGTAACCCGACATGCTGGTAACAGCCGCCTCCCTTACAGCCCTTCAAGTGGGCTACAAGAGGAATTTCCAGGACGCGTTTAGCGCAATTCGCCCCGAGGCCGATTTCACCAAGGTCGCCACTATTGTTCAGTCGACCTCCAAATCCGAGACCTATGGCTGGCTCGGCAAGTTTCCCAAGATGCGGGAATGGGTCGGTGCCCGCGTGATCAAGGACATGGCAGCCCATGGCTATTCGATCACCAACAAGGACTTTGAAGCCACCGTCGGCGTCGACCGTAACGATATCGAAGACGACAACCTGGGCATCTATGCGCCTCTGTTTCAGGAAATGGGGCACAGCGCCGGTCAACAGCCCGACGATCTGACCTTTGGCCTCCTGGCAAATGGCCGCACTGAGACCTGTTTTGATGGCCAGTATTTCTTTGACACTGACCACCCGTCTCATGATGAAAACGGCGGTGACACCGTCGCGTCGAATGTCGATGGATCCGGCCTGGGCGGAAACCCCTGGTGGTATCTGCTGGACGTTAGCCGCCCGCTGAAACCGTTGATTTATCAGGAACGCAAGAAGCCTGAATTCATCGCCCATGTTGATCCAAAGAACTCCGACCACGTCTTCCACAACAAGGAATTCGTCTACGGTGTAGACGCGCGGTCCAACGTCGGCTTTGGCCTCTGGCAAATGGCCTATGCCTCAAACGTGGCTTTGGACGGCGACAGCCTGGATGCCGCGATTGAACAGATGCGCTCGCTGAAGGATATCAACGGTCGGCCCCTGGGCATCAAGCCAGGGCTGCTCGTTGTTGGTCCCAAGCTGCGCTCCCAGGCGAACAAGACCGTCAAGGTCATGCTGAGCGAAGGCGGCGCATCCAACGCCAACTACAACGCAGTGGACGTCCTGGACACCGACTGGGCGGCCTAACCGCTACCCAGCGCGGGGTAGAGCAGAGGTAGCTCGCCAGCCTCATTAGCTGGAGGTCGCGGGTTCAACTCCCGCCCCTGCACCCAATTCTCAAATCGAAAGGCTGACCCATGAGCGCAGCGAAACTTAAGATTTCATCCGTACCGGCAAACGGCTTTTGGCGCTGTGGTCGGCACTTCACCAAGACAGGCGTCCTTGTGACAGCTTCGGACTTCACCGAAAAGCAGCTCGAACGTCTCAAAGGCGAACCCATGTTGCGTGTTGCCCCGGCGACCAAGGAGGACGCGGGTCTGGCTGAAGAACGAGCGGCGGCAATTGCAGCGGGCATCAAAACCCTGGCCGCCCAGGACTTCCAACGCGACGGCAAGCCCAAGATTGACGCCTTGAACGAATTGCTGGGCGACGAGCTGGGCAAGATCGCGGTCCCAGAACGCAACGAGATCTGGGACCAGCTTGTGGGCGGGGGGTTCAAAGCCCCCGAGCCAGCGGCCTAGCCAAGATCCCTAGGGTCCTATGATCCACTGCGGCACCGGGGCGCTGCAGTTGGGGAGCCCTCCCTGCCTCGGTTCTCATTCTTTTCACCAGACGGGTGCGCCAATGGCCTATGCCACGCAAATCGACATCACCGAGCTATACTCCGAAGACGCCCTCTATGTGGCGGATCGGGACGGCGACGGCGTGCCCGATGCGTCGGCGATCACCCGCGCCCTGCGGTCTGCCAGCGGCGAAATCGACAGCTACCTCGGGGTACGGTTTTCGCTTCCCTTGCCTGAGACCCCAGACTTGCTGGTGCAATTCTGCGTAGACATTGCGCTTTATCGCCTGGCGCTGTCCCGCGACGTGCTCTCCGATGAGCACCGCAATCGCTA